GATTACCGTAATCTTTCCCCGTCAGCCGCTCTTAAGGTGGATAACGAAATAGATAATATCGTATCCCAGTGTTACAGGTACGCACTTCAGATGTTGGTAGAAAATAAGGATAAGCTCGAGGAACTCAAGGAATTACTCATCGAAGAGGAGATTGTCGATGGGGAGGTCGTGTACGATATGATTGGACGAGGACGGTGTAATTCATTTGACTGCTCAGTCAGTTTTGAATAAACAAATAACAATTAACAAATTCAGTTTTAAATAGCATGGATGTGCATTTTAAAATTGAAATATAAATATTTTTTAGAAAACTAAGACTGAATGCTTAGTTGGAGAAAGCGAGGCCACCCATACCCGACTGGATGCGGAGGACGTTGTAGTTGACCGCGAACATGTTGAGGTTGGTCGCGCTGTCATTACCGGCGGTAGTCTTGATCGCAACCTGGGCGTTATCGATGCGCGAGAAGTTGCATGTACCGGTAGGCTGGTGCTCCTCGGGCTTGAGCGCGAAAGAGTACGAGTACACACCGGCGTAGGGGGAGCCGGAGTGGTGGTTGTACGCCTGGACCTGGTTGAAGTACTTACCGGACTGCTCCTTGAAGCGGTCCTGGCCGTTAAGCACAAGCTTCATGGTCTCGACGGTACCGACAGCCTCCTCGGTGAACTTCTCCGAGCCACCGTCAGTGCCGACCTTAAGGAGGGGAGCACCGGAACCGGAAGTGGAGACGAACGCGTTAGACGCCGTGATCGCGTTGGGGTCAGACTCGAGGACAATCTCAGTGTCGTCAGCCTTGGTGGTGAAGTTCCAAAGACCCTGCTGGTCATTGTTCTCGGAGAGGCACCATACGAGCTCCTTCACGGGGTGGTTGTACGACAGGCGGACCTGCTTGACACCACCCGCAGGGGTAACAGTGTCAACACCAGTGTGCTGAACCTGCTCGATCAGGTACTCGTGACCCTTCTGGGCGAAGCGACGACGCTCCTCGGTGTCAAGGTAGATGTAGTTAGCCCATACCTTGAAGGTGGTGCCATCAGTGTGAGTGTTGAACTGATCAGTGAGGTCGAAGTCGAGACGGACCTCGTGGTACTGAAGAGCGATGAGGGGGAGCGCGAGACCGGGGTTGCGGTTGAAGAAGAAAATCAGGGGGAGGAACACCTGAGAATTGACCGCGGTGGTCATCTTACCCCACGAAGCCTTCTTGGACTCGTCGAGGTAAAGCTCGGAGTACAGGCGCCACCACTTCTGGTAGTGCTTGTCGATGCGCTGACCACCGATGGAAAGCTCAACATCCTTGACGGCACGCTCGGCGACCCAGCAGGCATCGGCGTTCGCCGTACCGGTACCAGTCTCGAGACCGGACTTAGCCTTGAGCTCGATGTACATGTCGTTGACGAGGTCACCGTTGCGCGCAACGGTGACAGACACGCGACCGGAGTTGGAGGCAGTACCGTTGACGGTCTGCTCGATGTTCTCCATCGCGAAGTTGGTGTGGCGGCGGTAGACCGCCTGGAAGAAAGTAACCTTAGGGTTGCCGGTCAGGTAGACATCCTGGGCACCGTAAGCGACGAGTTGCATGAGACCACCGGCCATTGTGAGTTGTTGTACTATATACCAACATTTTTTTTGAGCCGCGAAAAACACGGCACCATTTTTCCTCACCTTACATAAATGTCCCAACACACTCATTCCGAAATCGAAGCCGAGGCCAGTGCCGAAACAGTATCTGAGTATGAAGATGAATCTCAGCCTGGTGATATTGACCAGGTAGATCTCACACAATACGAGGATGAGGATGATGTGATGAGTCCCATGGAAGCCATGCTTGGTTCCGTCCTGACAACACAGGATGGTGATACAGTTTGCACCGCCCTCGTAAATATGGGTCGTCAGATGGAAATTCAGAATAAGATTCTTGTCAAAATTTTATCATCCCTCCAGAAGAATAACACTGCTTAAAAAAAGAAATCTATATTTAGGAAATGACAGAGGTAGCTACACATTTCATCGATGAAACATCCAACAGGGATGACGCCGCCAGTGCAATGTGGACCAACCAAATTCAAACTTTTTCGCATGACGATGTCATGAAATTTCTCGTCCAGCTGGAAGACATGTGGAAAATCAATGACCGTGACGACATATATTTGTCCTACCGTATCGGCTATGAAAACTTTTTTACGAAAGATGAACTGACAGAAGATGGTTTACCAGTATCTATTGACATCTCACGTGTCGAATCCAAAGTTAAGCGTATGAACGAACGTCTATGCGAACTTTACCATAGAGCAGACACTCTTAACATGATGGATATTGAAGACGATAACGATATGAAGATATCCGTTCGCATCAACCGTCTCCTGGATCAAGTAGACGATGCATGGCAGATTGTATTTCGTCACGCTCGCATAAGTGAACGTATGAACAACCCTACATATGTTCCAATTAACCCAGAAACCGACCCATCTATTTTTAGGATCTCCACGATTAACAACATAGATGAACTCAACCCATTTCAACAAGGCGTCCTACAGACACTCAAGGATCTCTACCGGCGACAGATTAGACGATACAAAGGGCAGTGTTGTGTTCAGATTAAGACACCCGACGGTGCAGGAACTCGAGCTTGGAAACCCGTGGAAACGATCAAGGATTACGTATACGGTGTTGCTAAGAAAGAGGTTCAATTTGACTTATGGAAGAACCTCACTGCACGCGCACCCGGTCACAATGATCTCATTCGTCACTTAGAAAACATAAAAGATATGCAATTCCCCGAAATTCAAAAGAACCGTCACGTATGGTCGTTTAAAAACGGTATTTTCATCGGTAAGGAATTTGATAGCGAGAAATCGGATATTGTCAACCCACACTGGCGTGCGAGTTTTTACACGTATGAGTCAAATGAATTCAAAAACTTGGATCAGACGATCGTAAGTTCTAAGTATTTTGATCAGGATTTCACAGACTATTCCGAGATTAACTGGCGTGACATACCGACACCCTTTTTCGATTCCGTGTTGAACTATCAAAAGTTCGATAAGGATGTATCCGAATGGATTTTTGCTATGGGTGGTAGACTGTGCTTCGATGTTAATGAGATTGACAAGTGGCAATGCATTCCTTTCCTGAAAGGTGTTGCACGCTCGGGTAAGTCTACACTCATCACGAAGGTATTCAGAAAGTTTTACTGCACGGAGGATGTTAAGACCCTATCGAATAATGTAGAGCGGAAGTTCGGTTTGTCGGCTATCATGGATGGATTTATGTTTATTGCGCCAGAGATCAAGGGTGACCTGGCACTTGAGCAGGCTGAGTTTCAGTCGATCGTGAGCGGTGAGGATGTATCTATCGCAGTGAAACACGAGAAGGCTAAATCGTTTGAGTGGACGGTACCCGGCATTCTCGGGGGTAATGAAGTCCCGAATTGGCGTGATAACTCTGGCAGTATTTTGCGACGTGTACTGACTGCTGATTTTACAAAACAGGTTCGTGAAGCAGACCCCACCCTCGACGGTAAACTCGAAGGGGAACTTCCATGCATTTTACAGAAGTGCGTGCGCGCGTATTTGGAGTTTGCGCAAAAATGGCCCGAGAAAGATATCTGGAACATCGTACCCAAGTACTTTGTAGATGTTCAGCGCCAACTCGCCACGGCTTGTAGTCCCCTAGAATCGTTCTTATCAGAACCATGCATTGAGTTCAATCCCGATAAAAAGTGTCCACTCAAGTTTTTCAAGAAAAAATATTCCGAATTCCACGGTGTCATGCACAAAACACTCAATCAGGATATCTGGGCGGGGCCATTTGGATCCAGAGATATCAGGGTTGTACGTATCGCAGAACCTACAAAATATCAGAGCTGCGACGATACATTCCCGGTCATGGAACAGAATGGCACCGAGTTTATTATGGGTCTCGATATCGTAGATATGTCGGCTAAACCTGTAATGTCGGTAGGAACTGATTAAAAATGTCTGTGTAATATATGGGTTTATTTAACGAATTTGAAAATTCAAATTCGAATTCGAATTCGAACACCCCTCTTACGTCTCAGAACATGATACGACGCGCACCCTACCTCACCAACCAGGAACGCGGTGCGTTGATGAAAAATGCTATGCAGTTACCAGTAAATAAAATATCGTCTCGGATCGGTACTATCACCGGCGATAAATTTCGTAGCACCAATTTTACACAATTGAAGATATCACCTCTACAACTATCAATTTTCAATGGAATGGTAAATCAGGACGCGAAAAATGGTAATTACTCAGTTAATGTAAATCCAATACTGTATAAAAAACCACACAAACGAAAACCTATATCACCCGGATCTACATTGGATGTAGAGGTCAATAGCATCATATTGCGTTATGGGCGAATGGCTATAGGCGCGAAACATACGTTTACAGTTAAGCCTAATGCTAATAATGTGAAGAAGCATGCTTATTTCCTTGCAGAAATTAACGGGCGTATATTCGAAAATGGATTGGAAAGTAAGTTCATGGTTAAAGTTTACAAGAATGGAAAGATGCAAGTTTCCGGTGGAATTCTAAACAATAATATCCGACACCCAGAAATGATACGGAAATATATCGTGGACACGTATATACCCAATGCTAGGTTTCTGTATAATCCTATTAAATATGTTGTGTTAGTTGGGACATTCCAAACAAACGGTATTCTTAATTTGGCTGGTATAGCGTCGGCATTTTCTAGATCTAGAAATGCTTCGTATGAACCAGAATTACGCCCATCTTTAAAAATGGTACATAAAAACCAAGGGTTTCAATTATTTCGCTCGGGTAAGATACAAATCATGGGCGCTAAAACGACGAGAGACTTGAACAATGCGTATAACATTGGTAGCGATCTCGTGAAAGAATTAAATGTTATGGGATTGATTAGCAATTTCAAGAATGTTAACCTCAAACCAGTCGCGAAGAAAGTGCGTGTAATTAAAAATAAACAGGTAAACAACGCTAGTAATGCTATTAGTTATTTTAATAAGTCGAATTCTAAGAATGGTAAAAATGGTATACGTGTAGGTAAGAAGAAGTGTGCGACAGTACCTCGCCCAAAGCTCGTCGCAGTTGCGGAAAAGATAGGTATTGTTGATATCACCGGAAAAACGACCAAACCTCAGATATGCGCAAAGATAAAAGACAAGGTATACGGTAAATTCACCGTTAAGAATAGACCTTGTAAGGCGTACACAATAGAGGAACTCATACCTATCGCGATAACGAAAGGTGTCCCCATTTCCGACTTTGACACGGTTGATACTATTTGCAAAAAATTAAACATTCCCAAACCCTTACCGGTAAATGTCAAAAAGGTTGAAAAGGCTGCTAAGGCTGCGAATAAAAAGGTTAAAGCTCAAAGTAAAGTGTTGGAGACACGGGGTTTGTCTAACACGGGGATTAAAAAAGATATACAAAAATTATATGGTAAGAAGTGGTTGAATACGTATAAGAATGTAATGCCTTCACTCGATTTAGATGTCGCCGAACTCAAGAAACGTATAAACGCGGCGAATTTAAAAAAGAATAAAGCGGGTGTACCGTTTAAGATGGGTGTCAACACTATTAAACGTGAAACCGTCTCCGAGTGGAAAATGCAGAGGCGAAAGAAATTAAATAACAAACTCAATGCACTGAATAACAACCTTGCCAAGAACCTTGAAAATGTCATGAACAAAAACAATACACCATCACCTCCTAAAAAGAAAACAACATTCCCCAAGGGTACTAAGGTTGAACAGTTATAAAGACTTCGCCGGTTGTATTATAAATGGATGACGTACGTCTTACCTTTATTCATTCCCTGCGGGATAGGGGTGCACCCCGGGTGGATGAAGGACCTGAAAATATATCAAAATACATTACATCATCCTTGATGGATAGCGCGTTCCATATTATTTGTTCATACATTCGAAAAGAGCGTTGTATGGACAAAGAATGGGGAATGGGACGACAAGAGCGTGAATATTTATGCTCGGATGATTTCATGAACGCAGTGGATGCACAGAAATGGATTGATGAAAATCGTGAAACGGATGATATAGGCTTAATTGTTCATATATTTGATAACGTGTATGACATGACACCCGGTAAGCATAGACGTTCGTTACTATACGTTCTCAACATGTTATATTTTGGTTTATAAGTTTATGTGGTTCCGACATCTGTTTTAGATGTGAAACATGATAGGAAAAGTTATATCCGATAAACTCCTCTTTAATCTGATCAGACAGACTATATCCCTGATTACGCATCGAAACACCCGAACATACAGACATGTGTTCTAATTTAAGAAAACGATCTTCCATCATCACAAATACTTTGAGCGAATCCATGGAAAGACCATCATTCTTCATATTCTCGTACATCTTCTTAGAAGCACCGTCGGAAATATGAAAGTATTTAGTTTTGTATCCTAGGAGACTGACCTCTTCTCCCTGATTTTGTCTCGCATTTTGTAATAAAATAAACAGTATAATTAAAAACAATAGTGCTATCATCTAATGTTATTCAACATAATAAAAACATCATTAATTTTATGAATAATTTTGAATAAGTCATCCCTCGTCTGTACAGATGATGGAACGATGATTTCAAATTCAACCTGATACGTCACCGACTCTTCTGCATCCATGTCATGACTATCACCAGTCATGATAGTAAGATCGATAGAAACATTTTTACGTATATATGACAAACGTTGTTTCGTTTTTTTCTTATCCATCTCCCGATCAGCATCCTCCGGTAGGGGCGTTTCCTTCGAAACACTGAAACGAATATCATACGGAGTGTTCAACATGTGTTTGAAGTCATGGTTGATGATACGCTCTTTCTTGATAATCACTTCTTCACCCGTAGCCTGATCAGTGGAAATGCGCACACCGTCAGAAACCCGGTAAAAAACTTCATGTTCGGCCCCTACCATCTTTTCCCATCCAGGAAATTTAGATAACCCCATCATTATTTGGTCGAATGCAACTTTCCCTACGTTCGTATCAAACATAGTACCGTTAAACTTTCCTAGTCTGAACTCGATTTCGGTATATTCATCATCCTTATACTTCTGGACGAGGGGAAAAAGTGTGTCAGTTATATGACGCACGTCCATATTCAATGATATAAAACCTATATTCTTTAAACGACTTAGGTTAAAGTTATCGTTCATGTGTAATACATGCGCGGATTTATAAATAATGATACGATGTGCTATTTTAATAGCGCTGTTCAGTGCCTTTTCAATATACCCATATTGACGAACCACTTTTTACGGGATCCATATACGGGAAAATGTATGTTTACATCTCTCTATCAGATACTTTTGAAGAAGTATTGGACTGCTGATAAAACACCCATTAATCTAGACGGTCTACACTTTGCATTTCAAAAGGAGTTTCCCCGTTTTAGATCGGATGAACAACATGATGTTCAAGAGGCAATGTTATGTATAATTGATATACTGGAGCGTAGTCAACCTATAGTAAAGGACTGGTTGTACGGCAAAAAAATGCAGGAAACTATATGGCCGGGGGGTAAAACAATGAATGAAGAAGATTTCAGTATTCATTTATTGAATTACAGGGGTGACCCCGACATGTCTAAGATGATCAAAGATAGCACGGATTGGAGTGTATTGGAGAATTTTCAGGATAACAATGGAACGACATATAACGCAGCTACAACGCGAATGTTGTTTTCTAAACTCCCACACATTCTTATGATTTCATTTGATACGAAAAGTCGTATAAAAATGATACAAAACATGACACTAGATGGTCACCAATACAAAATAGTTGCATGCGTCTTGCACGTCGGTAATCAATGTGGTGGTCATTACGTAAGCTATATACGCCGCAAAGCAAATTGGTACTTTATCAATGACGAACATGTGAAGGAAGCGACACCACCCGAAGATGGTAGCTATTACCTCATGGTATACAGTTCATAAAATCAGACATGGAAATATCTTCTTTTATATTGACGAGCGTTCTGTAGAACGTGCGCCTACTGTTAGGGAACGTCTTATCATATCTTCTTAGGATGGGTTTCCACCACATGGGTGTATCCTTGTGCATATATTGACATTCTACGATCGCACCGTCTTCCATCCACTCGAGGGCATACGGTGGAACCATGTGATCATAAATCTCAGATTCGAAAATCAACTTCCCCCGCTCCTGTACATACATTTTCCATATATTATCAACCCTCTTTAGCTGGAAATCGATTGTATTTTTGTCTCTTGGTTTCCATTTAAACATCGTTTCATGAGTACCAGTTTTAATCGTTTCGTTTATGGGTGTGAATATAAGTCCATCGATATCCTGTGTCACCGTCGGGAGATAAGTTTCCATAAACATCTTGTAATCTGACATAAGGTGAAAGGTTTTGATTTTAAGTTTTACTGGATCGTACTTCAAACTCGTAAGCATTTTTTTAACATTTTCAATAGATTTCAGTCTCGACAAAAAGTCCATATTCCCGACGACCTTTCCGCATTCAAGTAGCATATCATAAATCATAAACGTGTCTCCATACATTTCACCTTCCATTATAGTTCCATCATACACAGGCTTTCTAAAATTAAGTGGACATGAAAACATTTCCATAGCCCGGTTCAGAAAGATGCATTGCTTTTTATTTTCGTACATGAACGCGAGCATCATAAAACGCACGCCATCAGTCTTTTCACACACAACGTAAGGATTAGATGCGAGTGTATTGAAGTGACGATACTCAATCGAGATAGGCTGACTTCCGGGAAATATATTTTTACCAGTCGTTCCCCATGAGTGCTCCATGAAGGAAATCGCATATTTGTAAAGAGGGTCGTCTCGCTTTACAGATAGACGTTGCATTGTACACAAGTTTTTACTATTATCTTTAACTAGATTTAATACCAGCTGAATTCAATATGTTCCCGAGACACTCGTGTGTGTAAGTGACAACGATGTTAGCAGCGGTATACGCCACGATTTTCACCCCGTTTTCTCTAAACTTATCGAACATTTTCTCTGACTTAGGATGTATTTTTACATCACCTGTGCGTCGACATTTAATACGTTTGAGTGTTGGTTTACACATCATTAACCAAGTTTTCGCAGATGTAGACGTTACATTGTAATAGTCTTCACTGATACAAGATGAGACATTCGTATCGAAATGCATACCCATCTGTCGTGTAGGTTCACTCGAACCATTTACAACTTTATCTTTGAACATCTTCCAATCGATGCCATCTTTGACCGCGGGAAATACAATGATGTTTGCATTTTCGTTGGGTTCAAACACAGTCGCCAAACTCTTATCATCCACTTGTATACCAAAATCGATGAAGAATATACGGTCATGCGTTTTCATACTATTCTCTATACACTCAGACTTTGCATACGGATCATCGTTTACAAAAGCAATCTCGTGTTGAACCCCTTCATTTTGCATACTTTTTATGTTACATCTCAGAATAGTATGCAATGTCTTGACATGACACGCACCACTCCTTGTCACGACAATCGTCCGAAGCTTCATTTACTATTCTAATACGCTAAGCCTTAAGCCTATCGTTTAAGCACCCTGAAAAGGGTAAATTCCCTACATGCCCTAATGTAGTCTTGACATCTGCATATATCTTTCCACCCATTTGCTGCCAGCGTCTACAAAAGGCATAATCTTCAGATAAATACCGTTTAGATTCTGGGTCTATCATACAATCAAAAATGGCACAATATTCATCAAAATCACGGTTCTGGTGATCATTTTTACACGTGAGCGTGGGTCCGTAGTGTTCGTGCATTTTTTCGAGTGCAGATCGGGAGATCATCATAAAACCCGTGGGTCCGTCCAACACTTCAACAAAACCATCAACCACCGAACGTTTCGCCGCCCCTATATTAGCAACGAGACTGGAGGATAGAAAACTCATATCTCTATTATCACCATTTTCTACCGCAGAGCGAGCTTGATCCCACATGACAACCTTCTTGGGATAACAGGCAACGGAAATGTCATGCCCGGATCGCAAAAGTCGAAGAACTGCAGCGGGGTCAAATTCGACATCCGCATCGATAAACATGAAAAAATCCGCATCGGTTTTTTGCATGAAACGCCCGATTGAAACATTTCGAGCCCTATGAACAAGGCTTTCATTTTCAGTCGTATCAAGCATTAACTGAACACCCTCACGAATAAGAAGTATCTGAAGCTGTACAATACTCTTCAGGTACTTTTCTAAACACAGTCCACCGTAACACGGTGTACTTAAAAAAAGTTTTACCATCTCTATTGTGTATTACATTTTATCCTCTAAGTGTCGTTTCAGTATGACGACTATTTTATTTAGTGTCGGGATAGAGACCCCACACTTTTCACACAGTTCGGACTTTGACATCCGCTCTCCCAATACAATGAATATAACAGCAGTCGCAACACTATTCGGAGACTTGCTCATCAAATCCACACACTCTTCCAATTTATTACACATCTGGTTACATTTCAGACGCTCTTCTCGTGATATCTCAAACGAATTGAGTAATCGCGACATGACATTGAACGGTTTTGTAACGTAATTTTTTTCCGTCTTTTCATCCTTTATAATTCCAGTGAACATGGTCGTCGTACGACTGATATCCTTACATTGAATACCAAACATATCAGCAACTTCCTTTGTTGTTCGGGGAATATTCGCCAATCTACACGCGTATAAAACGCAGTTTGCTTTTACTCCCGACCTAACAGCTCCACGTGTCAGTTTGTTTTCATTAAATTTTTTGTATAACGTTTTCGCATCTTTCAAAACACCTTCGGGAAGACTTGTACAAGCCTCATCTATGTCTTTGTATGCGTGAAACAAAGACCTATCCCTATGGTTCATAGAACTATGAAAATTTATTTTAGCCATCCGCTTCGTTTCGTAACTCGATGTACACTTAGTTGCGATGACCGTACCCTTTCCCCATGCAGTTGAAAACAAATCCTGATTACTCGTCGGTACCATGCAACGCGATGGGTCTGAAACTCTGCCATCATCGGATACACCACTCGTCCATTCCGCTGTGTCGTCGATATAAATTGAGTCAACTTTCCCACACCCCGTGCATACCATCCCCTCCCGTGTAAGTGTTTTATATTCTGCACAGTCTGTGCAAAATCTATTATCCACTGGCTTTAGTGTCGGTGTTTTAGTCTTTTGTGTTTGGTCGACATGGGACCAGATAGCAGCCAATGTAATTGAATCCATGTAAAATACCGTTGTCTTTTTTTATTTTACAATTGACGCACTTAGGTTAGAAATTTATGTTGTCCATCTGTATTCGCGCTCGCTCTTCAATTCTATCGACAGTCTCTTTGAAACGTGAAGAACCCGGACTTCGGGGAACCCATGCATTCCATTCACGATCAAGAGCTGCAGCGTCCGGGGGTAGTTGTAATCGTCCTTCGAATTCACTATCAGATACGACAAAACTGTCAGCATCACTTCCGGTATCATCACTTTCATTGCACACGACACTGTCTATATCAGTTTCTTGTTCACTATCTATCACGTACATTCGATCAACTTCACTAATGCATTTGAAGATCGTATCTTTCCCTGGGAAATGTTCACTTATACTTTCTTCTCGAAGTATATTTGTTTCCTGATCCAAAGTATATATGTCTGCCCCCTTATACGTACACGACGTTTCCGAATAGTATTTAACAATTAAGTAATCATCACGATGCTCTTCTACAATGGCGTATGCATCGTCTTCTATATCATCGAAATTCACAAGAACTCGTATGAGATCTCCAGGCTGAATTTCAGAAAATTCAAACATTTCTGTATAAAGATTTAGCACAAAAATATTGTACGATTATAACACACGTGATGGGAATCGAAATTTTTTCGAAGTTGGATTGTAAATACTGTACATATGCAGAAAACATCTGCAAGGATTTGAACCTCGAGTATACAAAAATTATTGTCGATAAAGATGAACTAAAAAAACAATGTGGATCTAGTGCTGTGGTATACCCACAAGTAAAAGTGAATAACAAATGTATCGGAGATTATTTCGCATTTCAGGAATATATCGATGAATCAGAGCCGATGCTTCTACCCACGATGAATAGATTTACAGTATTTCCGATAGAACACGAAAATTTGTGGTCCTTGTATAAAAAAGCTCAAATGTCGAACTGGACAGCGGAAGAAGTTGACGTGAGTGCTGACATGGATGACTGGAAAAAACTGAGTGACAACGAGCGTCACTTCGTTAAGTATATTCTTGCATTTTTCGCCGGTTCTGATGGCATTGTTTTTGAAAACATCAATAACAATTTTGCCGACGAAGTACAATACACTGAAGCTCGATCGTTTTATGCGTACCAGGTTCACAATGAAATGGTTCACGGAGAAACCTATAGCAAATTGATTGATAAGTATATTCGAGACAGTTCGGAAAAGAAACACTTATTTGACGCTATAACGACAATCGACCCCATTAAAAAAAAAGCGGATTGGGCGCTAAAATGGTTTGACACGGATAGACCATTCGCTGAACGTCTACTCGCGTTTGCGTGTGTGGAAGGTATATTTTTCTCTGGTAGTTTCTGTGCTATTTTCTGGCTGAAAAAGCGTGGCCTCATGCCAGGGCTGTGTTTCAGTAATGAACTTATCAGTCGCGATGAGGGACTTCATCTCGAGTTCGCTCTCGAACTATTTAAAATGTTGAAAAATAAACCGTCTGAAGAGGTTATCCAACAGATCGTACGCGAGGCGGTCGAGATTGAAAAGGGTTTCATTCTCGAAGCGTTACCATGTAGCCTAATCGGTATGAACTCTGAAAAAATGTCAGATTACATCGAATATGTATCTGATCGTTTACTCAAGCAAGCGGGGTTCAATAAAATCTGGAACACACGAAATCCCTTTGATTTTATGGAAAATATTTCCCTAGATGGTAAGACTAATTTTTTTGAAAAGCGTGTCGGTGATTATGGTAAAATTGATGAAAGTACCACGGTCACGTTTGATGAAGAATTTTAAGCTACGATGGGCCTACTTCCATCAGCACATGTAACATTGAGACCCGTGTTCAATGAGGCGGCGATACCGCTGATCATTGGCTGAGGCTTGTCACCATCAACCCCAAGATCCATGGGTGCGTACATCGCACCACTGTCGAAAGCTCCAATTTGTTCTTCCGCCATATCAGGTAGGGGGAG